TTGTTTTAAAGTATGGTAAGTTTATAAAACTACCTACCGTCTTCTCTCCGTTTTGATTCTTACCTAGTTTAGTTTGTTTAGGATATATTTCTGTCTTTGAAGATAGTCCAAATAAAAATAATAGATTCTGTAATACTTCTCTTATTAATGTTGCTGGTACTTTTTCTTTTGTAAAAATATAAATATGTAGCCCACCACTCTTTGATTTAATAGGCACTACTGGTAGATCTTTGTCTTGTATAACTTTTAAAAATTTACCTAAATTAAAATCAGAATAGTCTGTTGGATCTACATCGATTGCACCAAATGAACACATACCATCATCATCACATGGTTGTAAACCGATCGATACTTTACCATCTAAATGTTTTTGATAATCTTCGTCTGTGATTGCTCTATGGGCCCAACCATAATCACCTGGGTCTATCTTTAACTTACCTGTATTCTCATCTATGTAGCCATTCTCTACATTACAAAAACCAAAGTCTCGTGTTAATCCTGTAAAATACTTTTTAAATTCTTCCATATCTTTATTAAGGCCGGTTCCACTCTCGCTTCCCCGGCCTTCTCGCAAGTGTTACTCCACAGTAACTCTGTTATACGATGTCTCCAGTATTTTTAGGTGCATCATATTTTGGTTTTGCTGCACCTTTAGAAACAGTCTTTTGAAGTGATTGTGCTACTTCATACAGAGCTGCATCATCTTTATTACTGACATCAAGATTTCTAAGTCTTGATGGTTTGTAGACATGCCATCTCTTACTACCTGCTGTTCTAGCTACAGTTTTTAAATTATAAACTGCTGCATAGGATGCAGGATTGAAAGAACCTTTATCATCAGAGAATCTAAGATTCTTGATCATATTATTAAGTTCTCTTGCCGGAGAAAGATTCGATGATCTCATTGGAATGACTGCTGGTTTTACTTCGCCTTCCGATACGGCTAAAACATAAAAGTATGCAGTTTTCTCAACATAGTTACCATTTGGTAATCTATATCTACCATTCTTTTCCTCTTTGGCATCTGCAGGAATATCTATGTGAGTTCCTACTGGAGCTGAAGCGCTGTCGCCTCGCTCTTGCCATTCAGGATATCTAGTTTGTGCGTGAGCTATCACGACGTCTAGACCTTTCTCGCTTTCGATTAAAGAACCAAAACCTGATGAGTATATCATCCCTGGCTTTGCACCTTTAACATGTTTAGCATCTCTCTCATTACACTCTGGAGAAAGTTCGTGAAGAATTTTTAAGATCGGTGTTGATACATCATCCGACTTAATCTCTTCAGCTCCTTTACCAGAATCTGCTCTGAGATTGATTGTAGCCAATGCACCTGCATTGGTCTTTGTTGCTACTTGACTATCCATATGTCCTCCTATTGGTTTGTTAGTCTATTTTTTTGATTTAATTTGCGTTTGATTTTTTTCAAACGTGTTGAACAACTCTGGAGGAATTTTTCCACCACGTGTATGGAAGTCCTCCAAAGTTAATCTAAGGGTTGCAGCATGAACCGAAACTTTTTGTTCCGGATCATAACCTTGCCCTTTTGCAAGGGTAGCATATTGCATTGCCTTGTTATCTTCAGCTTTGCCAAATCGAACTGTGATTTCATTTTTCACAATATCGCCTAGGCCAGCAGTACGAAGCCAGTCATACGCTTCATCTTTTTTATCAGCTTTGATTGAAGCGAAAAATTTATTGCCAACAGATATTTCAGAACCATCTGCTAACTTCATTGATTTTAAATTTAACTCAGTCATTAGATCGGGAATAATAACTCCACCGATATAATTTTCTTTGTCTTTCAATTCTTTTAATTCAGTTTCTTTGTTGATGATTTCTTGCTGAACAGCTTGTAGTTTTGATATCTCTTCTGAGATTCTATCTGGGTTGACTTGTGATACCTGCGATGGTGCATCTTGTCTAAGATTAATATCTTTCATAATATCTCCTTAATGTTTTAATGTTCTAATAATAATTCGCAAATTAAATATAGAGATATATTTTATGATGTCAACTTATTTGTGATGTATATTTATTTCTATTGGATAGTATGTTTTTTCTTGGCGGTCCCATTTTAATAATTTAAATCTACCATTAGTTGTGTCTGCCACAATTGAACACACAACACCTATGATTGCAGGGTCACCTGATAATAAAAGATAATCTTCCGATGTGTAATTCTTTAGAAGAGTTCTAAGTTTGTGAATTAAAGGACCTGGAGATAAAATCATTTGAGAAAATTCTGGAAGCATAGTCACGATATCGCCATATTTCTGTGCACCTAAAATATTATATTTTGGTTCGCCTTTAGAAGATCCTGGTATGTCTTGTATTAAATAAACTTTTGCCATTGACTTTATAACTTTCCTCCTATATATACATTTTTAGAAAGATAAGTAAATGATTAACTACAAATTTAAATCTAAGCCGTACGCGCATCAGCTTAAAGCTTTAGAACGTTCTTGGGAAAAAGAAAACTTTGCCTATTTTATGGAAATGGGTACAGGTAAATCTAAGGTTTTAATTGATAACTGTGCTATGCTTTATGATAGAGGCGATATAAATGGGCTACTACTAATAGCTCCAAAAGGTGTATATAAAAACTGGTTTGAAGCCGAGATTCCTAAACACCTACCAGACCACATTGAAAAGAAAATAGTATTGTGGAAAAGCTCTGATAAATCAGGTGAACAAACAGATAAATTAAATACTCTGTTTTCAACTGGCACTGACTTTCATATATTAATAATGAACGTTGAAGCTTTTTCTTATGACTTTGGAAAAGAATTTGCACGTAGATTTTTATCATCACACAAAGCTATGATAGCTATAGATGAATCTACAACAATCAAAACTCCTACAGCTAAAAGAACTAAGAACATTTTAGGTCTTCGTGGACTAGCAAAATACAGAAGAATATTGACCGGTTCTCCTGTAACTAATTCGCCATTAGATTTGTATTCACAATGTGCCTTTCTTGATCCTTGGCTCCTTGACCATAGTTCTTATTTTACATTTAGAGCTAGATACGCTCAGATGAAAACAATTAATCTGGGCGCACGTTCAGTTAATGTAGTTGTAGGATACCGTAATTTAGGAGAACTATCTGAAAAGATACAACCTTTTTCAGAAAGAGTTTTGAAAGACGACTGCTTAGATCTACCAGCTAAAACTTATATGAAACGTATGGTGACTATGACAGGGCCACAAGAGAAAGTTTACAAAGAGATGAAGAAGTATGCATATGCTCAACTAGATGATAAAGAAGTTACAACATCTACTGTTATGGTTCAGTTGATGAGACTCCATCAAATTACTTGTGGACATTTCACTGCTGATGATGGAACGGTACAAGAGATTCCGTCAAGACGTGTTGATGAATTAATGGACATCCTAGACGAGATAGAAGGTAAAGCAGTTATCTGGTCCCATTATCAAAAAGATGTGCAGAGATTAATTAAAGAAATAAAAAAGAAACATGGTGAGGGTTCTGTTGTAGACTATTATGGTCTAACACCGCAAGAAGATAGGCAGAATAATATAAAGAAGTTTCAAGAAGATGACAAGTGTAGATTTTTTGTAGGAACTACACAAACCGGCGGATATGGTATCACATTGACTGCTGCAAGTACAATGATTTATTTTTCTAATGGTTACGATTTAGAGAAGAGACAACAATCAGAAGCTAGGATAGATAGGATAGGACAAGAAAAACCTATGACATATATTGACATCATGACAGAAGAAACAATTGATGAAAAGATTGTAAAAGCTTTGCGTAAAAAAATAAATATCGCCACTGAAATTATGGGCGAAGAATTAAAAACCTGGATATGATACAAACGTTTGATGATGTAGTTCCATTTATAGATCGTAGTTGGATTTATGGAATGGCTGCTAAATCTAATTATCAAATCATGGGTTGGTATGATCGAGACGATTTAGAACTTACTAATAAACATGACCTACATTCACGTTGGTCTATGGAAGATTTAAAACGAAGTAAAATATTACCTTACATAGAAAAAATTTTACGTGAGTCTAACTGGTCTGACTACACACTAGATAATTTTAGCCACTGCACTATCAACGCTGTAAAACCTGGAGACTATTATTATATACACGCACATTTAAAAGGGACTCTGTCTGTGTTGTACTACATTAATTTGTCTTGGAGAAATGAATGGGCAGGAGAAACTATGTTT